TCTAATTTTAATTATTCTAATTTTAATTATTCTAATTTTAATTATTCTAATTTTAATTATTCTAATTTTAATTATTCTAATTTTAATTATTCTAATTTTAATTATTCTAATTTTAATTATTCTAATTTTAATTATTCTAATTAATCTTGGGGATGATTTCGTAAATATCATCAATTATTTTATTAAGATTTTGAATTTGAGCACGAGCATTTGCTAATTTTTTATACAAATCATCAATTGTATTCTGTTTAGCAGATTTATTATTAAAAATATCTGATGGATTATTATTTCCACCACACATACCTGGAGGAGGACGAAGATTACAACCCATTGGTGGTCCAGTCTCTGGCTGACGAGTTACTCGAAGACCAAAACCTCCGAAAGATGATGATGAGGATGGTGTACCACTAAAAGCTCCGAACGACTCTGGTACTGGCAATGGTTTACCACAAACACCTCCGAAAGGTGATGTTGGGTGACCGCCAAAAGCACCAAAAGCAGCTGGTGAGGGTGCTGGGGGGCCGCCAAAAGCAGCTGCTTTTGGTGCTGTTGATGGTAGATCAAATAGTTTACCACCAAACGTAAAGCCTGGACGAATAGTAGGTGTATCACCGGTATTAGGTTTATTATTAGTATTATTGGTTTCATCATTATTATTGGTTTCACCATTATTATTGGTTTCACCAGTACTAGCTTCAGTATAAATATACTCAACTGATTCATTATCATCGCTATCGGGGTATTGATTGTTATTGTTAGAGTTTGACATTATATTAATAAAAATTACTATTAATATAATTTTATATCAATTTTTTTTTAAAAATATTTTTATTGTAATATATATTATATGGACTATACAGAAAAGTATTTAGAATATAAAAATAAATATATGTCATTAAAAAATCAACTCAAAAATCAATCTGGCGGAGCTAATGAGTTTGGGTTTGTTGTTCCAATCGGTGGAGCATTTGAAACTCCATTTGTTCCTTTATCTCCTGTATTTAAATTTACATCCGATGGTTCTATTGCAACAATTGGACCTGTTCCTAATCTTGGTCCATTTGGTACAATTCAACCTATTATTAGCACAACTACTACTGATCCATCAAAACCAGGAACATCCACTACATATTATGTTCCAGTTAGAGACCAATATTCAACACCATTACATTACAATCCTTATCCTGCAAGACCATCATATTATGATACTGGTGTTTATAATCCAACTGTTTACTATGATAATGATAGATCATCTAGAAAATCATCCAGAAAATCATCCAGAAAATCATCTAGAAGAAGTCGTAAATAAATTATTTATTTAGATATTGTTTTTATTTGTAATTGAATACTTTCTTACAAATAAAAAATAAAGATTTTAATATAAAGACAAATACATATTATTATTAATGGAAGAACAAAGTCTATCAGATATTATTATTAATGATAAACAATATATTTTAGGAGACTATTTATTTAATAATGCCCCAATTTATTCTAAAGGATGTCGTAGCAGCCGTGATATAATTAGTAAAAAACAAATAGAAGCAAAGAATTATATTTATGCGAGACATAAAGATAATAAATGGGTTATTACTGATGGTAAGAGTTTTAAATTTGATAAGATTTTTTTTATTAAATCATTTGTTGATAAGATACCTGAATTTAAAAATGATGAAAATAATAATGAAATTTCTAAGGCACCTAGTATTATTACATTAAAAGATGAAGAGAAATTTACAGATAATGATGGAAATATTATTGAAATTGAAACTCGGGGTGAAAGAGCAGTTGATAAGATTTATTTTAAAGTAAAAGATGTTTCTGATGGATTCGATATGAAAAATTTACAAAATGATTTAATTAAATCTCATACTTCATATGAAAATGATAAAGATTATAAATATTTTATATGTGAAAAAAAGGACAATCTCCTTAAAAAAACAAGTAAACAAACTACAACTAAAAAAGAACTATTTTTAACATATGAAGGTATTTTAAGAGTTTTATTCGTGTCTAAATGTGGTCGAGCAAATACTTTTATTAAATGGGCAACAGAAAAACTATTTATTATTCAAATGGGAACAAATGAACAGAAGATCAAGTTACGTGATTCATTAGGTGTATTACCTGAAGTAGTAAAAGAAGTGTGTAAGAAAAGCACATCCCCTATTTCATGTATTTATTTATTTTCATTAGGAACAGTTGCTTCATTAAGAAAAACATTTAATATTAATAGTATTAATAATATTTATAATGATAATGATATTGTTATTAAATATGGTAGAACTGAAGATTTAGAACGTAGAACAACTGAACATAATAATGATTATGGTAAATTAGAAAATGTAGAATTGCGATTAATGATGTATTCATTTGTGGATTCATCATATGCAAGTGATGCTGAAACTGATATAGCAAATTATATTAATAATAATAATCATTTTTCTAAACATAAATTTGAAGGTAGAAATGAATTAGCAATTATTTCAAAAGATAAGATTGATATGATTAAGAAAGAATATGAAAAAATCAGAAAGATTTATGCAGGCTCACTAAAAGAATTATTAAATGAAATTGAACGGCTTAAACAAGAAAATGAATTAAATAATTTAAAACATCAAATTAATATTCAAAAATTAGAACATTCATTAGAACTCCAAAAAGAAAAATATGAGAATGAAATTCTTAAACGTGATTTTGAGATTTATAAATTAAAAAAATAATTTTTCTATTCAAATCGCTCTTGATATTTACATTCACTTTGTGAATTATATCATATTCATCAATTCCTTCATAATCATCCAAATCTATTCTAGGTCTAACATATTGTTTTATAAATTCTTTACTTAATTTATTATATTTTACTAATTTTACAACCTTTGGTTATAATCAACAATATCAATAATTATTTTTAATTTTGTTTCATCTAAACAACCTTTTTGAACTAATATATCAGCTGTAAATAATAAATGATTCCAGGTATATATTGAAGTATCCATTATAATTATTAATATTATTTATTTAATATTTATTCAATTAGAGCATTATTATTATATAAATTTTCTTCCCATGTTTTCCGTACTATATCACGTTGATTATAACTAAGCATATTCAAATTATCATGATATAATTTCATATAATATGGTTTAATATAATTAAATATATTTTGTTCAATCTCTTCTATTTTCTTTTCAAATCTATCTTGAATATCAAAATCTTTAATTGTATTATTTAATATCTTCATATGTTTTAAACTATTTTTGAATACTTCTTCAAAAAAATCAAATTTACGATATTTTTCAATTTTATTAGTTTCTAAATTTAATGCATTAACATATTTATTATTTATATTTGTCATACAAAATAAATGATTTTGTGGTAAATCTTTATTAAAATTAAGATGTTTTGTTAAAGTTATTATACCATTTAATCCATCATTTATAATTTCTTCTTTTTGTTTTTCATTTAATTCTAATACATTCTGATTTTTTAAAGAATTAAAAGTTATAGTAATATTATTAATATTAGTTTGATTTTGAATTACATTTATATTTGAATTATTATTTTCATGTATATTTATATTTGTTATTTTATTAATTAATTCTGTATTTTTTTTACAAGATTTATTCTCATGACGCCATAAACTATGTCTATCACTTAATATTTTTTTACAATATTCACATTTAAAAATTGGCTTATTTATTTTTTCTTTTAAATGTTTGTTTTTATTATGTTTCCATAATCCGCTATTAGTTTTAAATTCAATATTACATTCAGTACATTTATATTCAATCATTATATAATATTATAATTTCCTATATATTTAAATAAGTTAAGAAAATTAACAACAAATTAACAACAATTATTGCCAAATTAACAACACAATATGGAATTTTAACAACAAAATAATTACGACTAAAATATATGTAATTATGTATATATTAATTACATATAAATATTTTTAATACTAAAATACATGTAATCAATATTTTATACCAAATAAAAAAAAACATCGCACGTGCGAAGTTATAAAAATAACCATTTCCATATAAATAATATTAGAGAGAATTTTAGACCTTAAAATAAAAAACTTTTCTACAATAAAAATTCAAAGAATTTTGAAAAGCCATAAAAATTATTTATTTAATATAATATTAATATTAATATTAATAGCCAAATGATCTGAACAATTATTAGGAATCGTTTTAAAATCACTTGCTGAACAATTTTTAATTAAAAATTTATCATATTTAAAATCATTCTTTATATTTTTATTAATAACAACTCTATTTGGATATGTAATATCACTAAATTCATCAAATCCATATGAATCAATATAATTTTCTTCATTAGTCATATTTGTATCACCGCCTAAAATAATTGGTAAATGTAATAAATTATTCTCTTCTAGATCTTCATAAATTCTATTAATTTGTTCTTGTCTATGTTTTTTATTTTCTTTATAGGGAAATAAATGTAAACTACCTAATATTAATTCTTTATCATTTATTTTAACATGGAATACTATGCATCCTGTTAATTTAATAATCATTAATATATCAATATTATGTTTTTTATGAATTCCTAAATATGTAAATCCACAATGACTCTTAATATAATCACCAATATAATTATCAAAATTTTCAATAACATTATCTGATGCTTCTGATAAAAAAATGATATCAAAATTATTATCATTAATATAATCTATTTGTTCTTTCTTTTCTCCATAAAATAAATTATAAGCCAATACTTTCATTATTAATATATTATATAATATATTAATTATTAATATTTATAACATATTTATAACATAATCGTATCCCCTTCATCGTCATAAACAAAAACATTATTAGAATGTAAAAAATATTGTAATTTTTTAAAAATATTTTTTTTATTAGAATCATTAATTTTAACATATTCTATCTGTCTATTAGGTTTGCTATTTTCATTATTAAATTGTATATCTGCTATACTTGAAAAATCAACATTAGAAATATATACAGCATATATATATTTATTAATAAGTTTAGCTACTTCTTCAACACATTTACTAAAATGATTAAAGTTTGAATTAGAAATATTAGAACTTAACCATTTATCTTGAAAACAATAACAAATATCATTACTTATTAATAAATGGTCAATTGCTGTAATTGCAGGATATTGCTTTCTAATTTCTGTTTCATTTAATAAGAAATCTGGTTTTGTTTTAGTTAAAAATGCGTGAATTTCAGATTCAAATTGTCTTCCATATGCTTGAGCTGACATAAATTATTATTAGTTAATGATAATTTATATTTTAATCAATTTTTATTTATAAAGATGAAAGAATTATTTATAATAATAATAGTCATCCCATTTATTTTCTTTTATAAAAATATATCCATTTTTTAATAATAATTCTTTCATTTGAGTTCTTCTTGGTTCAATATAATTATGTTCTAAATGAATTAATCCAAATTTATATTTATTAAAATCACAACTTTTTAATATTTCATATTCACTTCCTTCTGTATCTAATGATAAATATTCAATAAAATTTGGTGCATTAAATTTATCTAATAAGTCATTCATAGTTATTGTTTTAACTATTATTTGTTTTTTATTTTTATTAACAGCAGTTGCATGACAATCAATATGAGAACTTATACCTGATAATAAATCGTAATTATTAGCAATATCAAAATTTAATTCTAAACTACTTTCACTATATACTGCGTAATCTGAACAATGAGATTGTTTTCTATTCTTACATAATAGTTTATATTTTTCAGGTATTGGTTCAGCGCATATACCCTTCCAATTATATTTAGTCTCTAATAAATATGTATTAGATAATTTAATACCATCACTAGCACCTATTTCTACAAAATATCCATTTTTTTTACTTTTATAAAATTCTATAACATCTTTATCTTGTCCAAGTTGAGAATAACTCATAATATAATAATAACATAATTTATTTTAGCTTTTTTGAACTAAATAATAATATTTTAATTTATATTTTAAATATTTCATTTGTTTTCTATATTTAATATTATGTTCAACTTTAGATGATGCTTTATATAATATTATTTCATGTGATGAATTAGTCGGTAATACTAATCTACTAATTACATTATAATATCTATTTGTTCCTCCTAATGATGGATCATAATGTAAATGCAACATTTCATTAATTCTTTCTTTATTTGCTAAAGAAGCCTCGTGTTTTTCTTCATCTGATAAATTAACATTAGCGGGATCTATATTAGTTCTACTTCTAAATGCAGAACTCATAGCTGTATCTACAAATGCTAAAGTTGGTGCACCTGGATTTTGATCATCAGAACAATTTGTAACAACACACCCTTTAGTATTAATACTTCCTCCTAATCTGTCACAATTTTCATATAATTTATTATTATCAATACTAGTATTATTCATTATAGTTGCTAAACTTTCATAACCATTAGTTGGACAATGCCCAACTACTATCATTTTAATATCATGTCCAAAATCTTTAATACTTTTACATACTGCTTCTTGATTAGTAGATGTATAAAATCTACTAATCAATAGATACTTATTATTATCTGCTGACAAAATATATTTATTATATAAATCTATTAAATTTGTTGTTTCAGATTTAAAATAATTATAAGATACAAGTTCTTCAGGAGATTTAAATTGATTATCAAATAATATATTATTACCTTTATCATTTTCATTTTGATCTGCATAATTTGATTCTCTATATATATCGATACCAAATACACCTGTTAATGATAATATTTCTTGGAATTTTAAAAAATTTTCAATTTCATCATTATTAAATATATTAGCACCTCCTTCTGTATGTAATCCACCATGAACACATAATATTTCACGACTATTCTTTGGGGTAGATAATTGCAATACAATATATGGCGATAATGCATAAAAATATTTTAATACATTTGCTCTTAATGACATTGAATTATAAAAATATTTTTTAGTTTCAGGTGATACATAATCTTCATAACCATTACTATCTTTAAAAATAGCAATTAAATCATGATTACCATATGTAAATAATATATTAGAATTTAATAATAAAGCTTGTAATCTTAAATTATAAATTAATATATGTAATAGAATCTCAAAATTACCAATTTTATCATTAACAGTTCCCATATTAATTTTTTTATCATTAATTTTAGATACTCTAGTTCCATCAACTAAATCTCCAATAATAACTAATAATGAATTATTTTTAATCCATTTAATTTTACTTATAAAATCAGAATCAATCTCATTATATGGATCAAAATTATCTAATTCAACAAATCCACCTGAATGTAATAAACTAATAAATTTTCTTAAATCTGAATGAATATCACTTATAAAAAAAACATCATTATATATAGAACAATCAACTTTATGATTAATTAAATTATTAGATAATAATAATTCTCTGCATTTATTAATTTTTTTAACAATTGGCATAAAATTATCAAAATTAAAAATATTAATATCTTCGGGATTAAACTCCTTTATTTTTTTTAAATGAATTAAATTATTTGGTGAAATATTTTTAAAACTATCTATATCATTTATATTAAAACGTAATCTAGATTCTAATTTTGTTTTCTGAAATGTTAATAATGTAGATAGTGCATTTATTTCATCTGATTTTATTAATAATTCATGTATTAATTGTTTATCTACATCTGATAATAATGATTTAATTGGAGTTCCTATACATGGTCTTTCTTTAACTATTGTAAATAGAGTTTCAGTATTTTTAATCATATCAATAGCACGATCATATGATGAATTAATAGATTGATATTCAGATTGTAATGACATTATAAAAGTATTATAAAATAATTTGATAATTATAATCATATTAATCATAAATCAATTTTCAATAATTGGCAAATCATGCATACTAATCCATTCATTATTTCTATAAATTTTACATTCCCACCATGCATTATTAGATGATGTTCTATTTGGCAATGATGTTTTATAATGAAGTTGAGTTAGTTGATTCATAGTATTATAGTTTTTATTTTTATATACAAATACATTTTTATCTTTATCATAATAAAATTCCCAAATATCAAATTGTGCTATACGATGCATTATTTTTTCCATATGATTTATACATAATAATGGATTTCTACAATTTGTTATTTTTTTTATTTGTTTCAATGAATCATTTAATTTTTTTATATTAGAAGAATTTAATATAATATTCATAGTATCAATATTAATTTTAACAGTTCCTATTTCAAGACTAATACTATTTCTATTATATGTAATTGCTTTACTAATATTATCAATTCTATTATTAATTTCATTATTAGATAATTCACTTATATGTGTTAAATTTTGAATAGTTTGGTAATAGTCAATAATTTTATCAATCATATATTTATAATTATTGCATTGTAATCCATCAAATATATAACCAAACTTTTTATTAGTATTATTTCTTAATACTCTTCCAATACATTGAATAAATGGAATAGATTCTCTATTTTTTGCTTTGTCTAAAAATATACAACTATCTAAATTTAAAATATCTGAACCTTCTTTATGTTTTTTAGCACAAAATAATATTCCATCATTAGTTATTTGTTTAAAATCTTTATAACAACCTACATTATTATATTCATAATTATCAATATCTGCATAAAATTTAATTTGTTTTAATTTATCATAATTATTTATTTTAACTTTAATTTTTTCTATCCATTTTTTTGTTAATTCAATATATCCACACCATGCAATAATTTTACGATATGGTAATTCATCTATTTTATTATTTAAACAAGTTAATATACTATCAACTTCATTATCATTTATTTCATCTTCAGTATCATCTGAAAAATTATCAAAATAATACCAATTAAATACAGGAGGAACTATTAATTCTTTTTCAATTGCAAATATTAAACCATAATTTATAATTAGATTAATTTTATTATTAATACCATAAATTGATTTTAATTTTTCAATTTGTTTATTACCAGTTCTAATGGGTGTTGCACTTAATCCAATAATTGGAACATTTAAATTATCAAAATGTTTTATAATATCAAAACATTTTGGACTAGTTGCATTATGACATTCATCATGTATAACTAATGAAATATTATCTTTTGTTAATTGTTTATATAATTTTCTATTTGATAAAAATGCTCTATTTATTAAAAGTAATGTCGGTTCGTTCTTTTTAAAACAATCGACCCAATTATATGTTTTATTAATAACTCTTTCTATAATTTTAATATCACTTAAATCTCCTACATTAATTTGTTTCCAATATAATATTTTTTCTTTTAGTTTATCTAAATTATCTAATTCAAATAAATCTTTTAGAATATTTACTCTTTCTGTAAATAATATAATTTTACAATTATTTTTGAATTTTCTAAATACATAATCAATATATCTAATAATAATATAAGATTTACCAGTTCCAGTTGCACTATTTAATATACCTTTTTGTAATCCATATTTTTCTAATTTTTCAAATGCTTCAATTTGATTAATTCTAAATTTAAAATCAGATTGATTTATAATAGGAATATTAGATATTTTATCTATTTCTGATTCTGTTTCTGAATCACTATTATTATTACAATCATTATTAGTATTATAATTACTATTATAAATATCATTAATTATATCATTATTAATCATAAATTCTAAAACATCATTATAAACTATATTTAAATTATCAGTTGTTGTGATTTGTTTGTTTTGTAATAGAATTATAATTTCATCTAATAAAATTTCATTTGTTTTTGTTTCAATAATTCTTTTAATAAAGTTTGATGTTTTAATAACATAATTAAAATGAATAATACAATGATATTTAATAGAATCATTAATGTTTTTAAAAACATTTTTAATAAATTTCGTAATAAGATTAGAATCAACTATATTCTCATCTTTAAAAGTTTGAATATGTTCACCCAAATTAGTTAATTCATTATAAAACTCTTCATATTTCATTAAATATTAATGAAATATAATGATATTAAATTTAAATCAATTTTTCTAATAATTAAATTTTTATAATCTTTGAAAGTCATTATATCTTTTTTTAAGATTATATATCATTTTATCACTAAAAACTATATTTACCTTAGTATTATTATAATTCATTATTTCACCCGCATTAATATTTTCCTTTACTTCAATTAAAAATGTTATTGGATTAATTGCCCATAAATTATCATCAAAAGTTTTATGAATATTTGATTTTAATAATAACCCATTATCTATAGTATTATTAGTAGAATCTTCGCTAAAACTAATTATATGCGCTGCTTCTAATTCTGATAAACAAGCACTACTAGTTATTACACATTTATTATATTTATTAATTAAATTTCTTCTAAATTGTTCTTGTTCTACTCTATCTTGTTTATTTTTAAATATCTTATAATTACTATAAAGTGTATTTATTAAAAAATATAAATCTAATTCAAAATCATCATAATTATCATAATCAAATATACTATAATCTATATCATTTAAATAAATTGTTCCATTTGAATTAATTAAATATTGTTCTAGTTTATCCATTATTTAATGAATATAACAATTCTTTATATTTAGAAAATATATGTTTTATAAAAATTGATTGAAGTATATAAAAATTCTCATTATTATTATATGACTACTAAAGTAGAAAAGTGTCAAAGGAAAAAAGTAAAAACTGTTATGGAAGAATATAAAAAAGGTTCTCTCAAACGCCGTGATAATAAAACTATTAAATCTCAAAAAGAAGCTGTTGCTATTGCTCTAAATGTTGCTAGAAAAAAGTGTAAATGTAAGACAAAAAATTGATTTGGGGATTAAATTTTAAAAATTTAATCCTATCCAAATCGTGTTTATGGATGTATAAAAATTGATTTGGAGATAGAAAAGTTTTACTTTTCTATCTATTCCAAATCGTGTTTATGGATGTATAGAAAATCTTTTAGATTTTCTATCCCCATAAAAATTGATATTATTTGTTGTTATTATACAGTTATAATATATCTAATGTTCAAGTTCAGGCAATTGATTAATAAAATGAATAACACCCCTAAGATGTCTAATATTCAAATTAATATATCCGCTATATTGTTGTATGGTTCTAAACCAATTGGTAATGTATGTAATAATATTGAGCGTAATTATATTAAGGGTCATGTGTGCCCTGCTATTCATGCTGAAGTAAATGCTATTAGTAATCATTTTGGAAAAGATATTCGTTATTCTGATAAATATGGATGGATTGTTAATAGGAAAGTTGATAAAAAACTAAATATATTGATTATTAGGAAGAAAAATGATAATTCTTTGGGCAATGCTCGACCTTGTTATAAATGCACATTGATGTTGCAAAATATTGGTATTAATAAAGTTTATTATAGTATGGATGATAAACTTTATTGTGAAAAAGCTAAAGATATGATTAGTGTTAATGTTAGTAGCAGTTGGAAACAAATTGAAAGCCCTAATTATAATTCATTGTTTGAATATTATAAAAGTATTATTAATAAAATGCCTACTTTTATTAAAAGAACCAACGCTACATATTTATTAGAACATATTAATAATGAATCAAATGATTATCATTTTGTATTAAATAAAGATAGACTAAGTATTTTTATTAATAATAGAAATCTAGCAGAAATTAAAATAATTTAATAAATTAATTTATAAATTATTTTATAAAATCATTTAATGGCAAAACGTATATCAAATATAAATAGTTCAAGTTTTTTATTATTAGCAAATAATACTTTTAATGGTATAGTAGAAGATGTATCAAATTATGAATCAGTCACTATAACTATTAAATCAAATGTATCTAGCGCAACTGATGGTATTAAATTATATTTAGGTCCATCTTCTACATCTTTAATAGCTAAATATACATATACTTATACAGCAAATGAAAATAAAACAATTACTTTAAAATTATCAGATAGATTTTTTAGATTAGAATATATTAATAATACTATACAACAAGCCTCATTTAGTATACAAACTTTTTATAGTTATGTATTACCAACTGGAACATTATCTATAGCTGATCCAATTGATGTTAAATTAAGTGATGCAGCTGGAAATGGTATAACTAGCACAGATACTGCGTTAGATGTTAATATTAAAAGTGGAACTCTCAATGTATTTGATAATAAACAATTTGATTTATTTGGTAATATAAAAGTTTCTAATTCATTTACTTTATTAGATGTTGAACATGTCTATAATAAAAATACTGTTTTAATGGATGAATATGTATCAGGTGGAACATCAGTTTATCAAACAAATAATGCATCAGTATTAATGACAGTTAGTGCAAATAACAATAGAGTAATTCGTCAATCTAGATTATATACAGCATATCAACCTGGTAAATCATTATGTATAAGAATGACAGGTGTATTAAATGCAAATACTAATGCTTCTACTACTAGTAGTAGAATTGGTTATTTTGATGAAAGTAATGGTTTATTTTTTCAATATTCAGGAGGTAATTATAGTATTGTTCAAAGAAAAAAAAATGCTGATGATACTATAACTGATACTGTAATTAATAGAAGTAATTGGAATGATAAATTAGATGGAACAGGGGCATCAGGGATAACTGTAGATTTTACAAAAAATATGATTTATTATATTGAATTTGCATTTTTAGGAGTAGGTATTGTTAATATGGGAGTAGTATTTTCTGGAACTTTATATCTAGCATATACTTTTACTCATACTACTTTAACTTATCCATATATTGCTACACCAAATTTACCAATGAGATGGGAAATAACATCATCTGGCGGGTCTGGTCAATTAATTTGTACTTGTGGTTCAGTTCAAAGTGAAGGTGGATATAATTTAGTAGGAAATCCATTTAGTGCTGGTATGACCACAACTCCAATTACAATTGACTCTGCTAACACTAGTGATAATTATATTATGTGTATTAGATTAAATTCATTAGTGCGTAGAACAATTAAATTAGTATCATTATCAATTATATGCACTTCTGGAAGTAGTGCGATATATAATCTTTATAAGGTTCGTTCACCTACTACGAATCCAATTATACCAAATACTGCAGTTGATCCAGACCCACCTGCACCAACATTTTCATCAATAACTAATTCTGATGTTCAATATCATTTTAATACATCAACTGCTGGTGGAACACCTAAAAGTAATTATTTATTAAATTTCACTAATGCTGATTTATTATATCGTAATTATTTTACAGCAAATGAAAGTTTAAATTTAACAAATTTTGCACAAATAGGAGGTCCAATTTATGTAACAGCTGGTATTAATACTACTGCTTTTGGTGGTGGTTATTATAGTGATTATTTAGTAATGACATGCCAACAAATTAGTAACCAAGATGAAACATATTATGCTTCAATGAATTGGATTGAAATATAACCATGGTTAATAAATGAATTAATTTAATAAATATTTTATTTACTTATAATATGGATTTTATAAAATCCAACACTGTTAGAACTAACATAAATATTTCACATTACCATTTTCATCAGTATATGGAATATGAGTTGCACGATGTTTTTTAATATTAAATTTAAATCGTATTTTCATTCCACAAATATCACATGCATTTTCTCTCTCTTTATGAACTTTCATATGTTGATTTAAATGATGATGATGAGAAAACTCTCTACCACATGTATCACATGCAAATTTACCATTATGAGATAATACATGACGTTTCCAATAACTTTTTTTAACAAATGTATTATTACAAATAGTGCATTCATATGGACCTTCATTTGGTTCATTCTCTAATATCTTATTAATCGTTTCATTTATATCTGTTTTCTGTTTTTTTTGAGGGGGTTGACATAGTTCATTTGGTTGAGTTGGTTGAGTTGGTTGAGGTGGTTCATTATTAATGTTTCCTATTTTCTGTTTTGTAATAATATTTCCATTTTCATCAAAATCAATATATACATTTTCTAATTTTTGATAGTTAGATGTCATAATTATTTATTATATATATTATAATAAATAATTAAATCAATTTTTATTAAAACACTTTCAAAGAAAGTGTTTTAATAACTGTTAATAGGGAGAGTTAGAATTTAACTTTGTTAAATTCTAACGCCCTATCAATTTTTTCCATCATTTATAATCTGTGTACAATTATTACAATATTTTTTATTATTATTATTATTATAATATAATGGAGGTAATCCATTTTTTTCAAGGAAATCGACTCGAGCTTTTAATGTAATATCAATAGTATCTACATCGTAATTAACTGGTAATTTTTGAATTAATTTAACTAAGTCATGATCTCCAAATATAATTAATGTTTTATCTTTAATATATCCTTTTAATATTTTATTTCTAGCATTTTTAAAAATACAATAAATTTTTTGAAATTCTAGTTTAAAAGTATCTCTAATATTTATATTTTTAATTGATGTTATATTATAATCATCAAAAGTTATATTAGTTTTAATAAATTCTTCATTTGGTGTAACAAGTATAGTCCATTCAGTAACTGTCTTTAATCCATCGGGATTTAATATATTTTTATCAACAGTATAAATTTGTATATATCCATATTCAGTCATTATATAATTAAAAATTGATTATTTAAATCTAATAATTAATATGATTAATTATAATGTCTATTTCAATCGATGATAATATAATTGGTATCTTAGAAAATACTATGGTTCGTGTTTATGAAAATAATCGTAATACATTTATTCCTATTCAAAAAATTAAGAAAGGAACATGTTGTATTGTTGATAATTCATCTGTATTTGTAAAGTGTGTTATTAAAATAAAATATAATGGTCCAGCATGTATATATGAATGTGATAATTATAATTCATCTTTAACACCATATTATCCTATATTTTATAAAAATAATTTAACATTTCCTATGCATGAAAACTTATTTCAAATTAATTCTTTTGCTGATGTATATATTTATAATATATTTCTGGAAGAAAATAATCATAATAATTATATTGAATTACCAGGAGGTATTTATGCAATTACTCTTAATAATGGAATTCAAAATCAAATTATTAGTCATAATTATTTTGGAACAAATCGTGTTCTAAATGATTTTAGTAAACATCCAGATTGGAATAACGGGTTTATCCAACTTGAATCAATTAAAATAATTCGAAATAAATCTTATGAAATAATTGGTATTGATTATTAATATTAATATAAAAAAATTATTTTAGTTCTATTGTGATTAATTCTTTAATCTTAATTCAACAAATGTAGTAAAATTAATATAAATTTCATCAACTTGTTTTAAAATTTCATTATTTAATTCAATATCTAAATCATTAAAATCATCTCCAACTAATCTATTTTTAAAAATATAATATTCAATTGAATCTTCGTGATTATTTCTTTTATTATGAAAATTAAATCTAATAATTAAACCTTGTTCTTCTCTATTATAATACATATCAATATCATATTTAAATTTTTTAGATTGATAATTACAAATTAATTCAGGAAATTGTTTTATGTATTTTGTATATAAATCATATTCATAATCTAATAATGGAATATGTGTTTGTTCAAGAAAGAATTGGTCAAATAGTTTAATAAATGATAAAATTTCTTCATCAGCTAAATGATTAATCATATTACCATGAATATTCATATAATTATAAGTATTATTTTTATAACCATTCAATGTGAATGTTGTTTCTGATTTTTCATTATAATATTCAAAATAATTATACTCACATCTAATAATTATATTTTTATTTTTACGATCATATTTAGCAAAAAATACAATATCAATATAATTACGAACTGACCTATTAATAAATTCAATAAAACCACCAGGACCATCAGGACCATTCTTTGGTTTATAGCACCATGATAGAGTCTTTAAAAATTCACCATTATAATCAGTATGAAAAGAAGTAATAAATTCACAATAGAAGTTGTAGCAAACCATACTAATATTAACTTATTTTAACAAAAAAAAATATCAATTTTTCTAATAATTAAATCAAAGATTTAATTATTAGAATAAACCTATGGTTAGTAATAGGGAGAGTCAGAATTTAACTTTGTTAAATTCTTACGCCCTATCAATTTTTCTATTCAAAGATTGCATCTAATTCTGGTAATGTTCCTTCATCATAGTTAATAAAAGGATTTATTTTAGTAATATTGATAATAATACTATTAATTTCATTTAATTCTTTTAATTTATTCTTTCTTTTATTATTCATTTTTAAAGTATATGAAATATTAACATCCATATTATCTATTTTAATAATCATTAAATTTATAAAGAATCCTTTACTTTTCATTAATTTAACTTTAATTTTAATTGGATTTAATCTACTTTCTAATTCTTCTGCTATCCATTGAAATGTTCTTAATTTAGAATCCTTAAATTGAAGTTGTTTCATTTCTTTATTCTTTTTATTTAATATATCAGCAAATGTTTCTAATTGTTCATGAGTAAATGGAGATTCTAATAATAAAAATTTAGATTTTAATAAAAAATGAACAATACAATCAGATGTTCTTCTTAATGGAGATGTACTATGAGTATAACAACTATTAGTCCCAATTAAATCATGTTTAATATTTTTATTTGTATAACTAGCACATATTTTATTTTCAATTAAATCATGAATATTATCATAATCTTTATCATGTAGTTCTAATTTTCTAAGAAATAAATTATTTATATCTAATTCTTGAGCAAATATAGTATTAGCATGAATAGCAAATTCAGCAATCATATTTTTCATCATTTTAACTTCTTTTATATCTGGTTTTAAAATAACTTCTGAATCTTTCACTATTGGAATAACTAATGATAAATCATTTATAGCTGAACAATTTCTTTTACTTTTTAAATATTCTGATACTTCTAGACTTAATAATAAAACATCATCTAAATTTAAAACAGATGATTCATAAGAAAAACGTTTTCCATTTGAACAATTAATAATACCATATTCAACTTTAGAACTAATAATATTTAAATTATTAATAATAGTATGAACTATTAATACATTTTTAATCCCATTAATTAAAGAACATTCTTCTAATATATTTTTAGGAAATAAATGATCTGGTTCATTATTAGATAAATAAACTGTTGTTCCATTTTTAATAATATCATCAAATAATGGGTCTATTGGATTAAAATAAGCAGTTGGGTCGGCTATATGAATAAATAAATGAATTAAATTATTTTCTTTATAAACACTAAATGCATCATCAGCATCTGTGCAGTTTTCAGGGTCAATTGAATATATTATTAAATTAGTATAATCAATTCTATTATTTATTCCATAAACAGAATCTAATTTTAGTTCATAATTATTATGAATATTTTTTGGTATATTATTCATATTTTTATTAAATATATCATTCCAAATTTGGGATGCCATTAATAATTAATAATTAATAATAAAGTTGTAACGAATTATTCATTTCTTAATAAACAATATTTTATATATTCTGTATTTATATTAATATTAATATAATATAAAACAAAACTTGATATAATTACATTAATCATATATATTATAAACAATTATATATCTTTTATATTATAATAAATGGACTATAATAATATATTTACAGCTCTAAAAAATAATAACTTTACTGAAGAAGAATATGAAAAGATAATTAGTTTGTGTCGAAATAAAATATATGAACAAACTGATATTTATTATGCAAATCAAATTTATGAAATAAATAATGATTTTATTAAAGCAATTTCAAAATTACATTTTCAAAATAAAATATCAGAATCTTTGATATCTTTTAATATTAAATTTAATTATAAATATTTTATAATTACTTTATCAAATAGACAATCATATTGTTCTGCTTTTGGAGGTATATCTAGTGAAAATAATATTCATATAATTGATACTAATACTGATAATTGTTATAATTTATTTGGAAATAATATCATATTAAAATTTAAAAATATTATAAATTTGGATATGACTGAATACGAAATTAAAAATATATTAAATAGTATATTTTATATATATCAACCAAATGAATTAATTGTATGGTAATATAGATTTAGTTGATAATAATTCCATCATGCAAAATGTTCCGCTATGTAATAATATAGCTCTAGCTACAGCAAATGAGAAACCATTATAAAACCCACCAGTTTTATATAGATTCTTAATAATTGTTGATATATTATTATTATTTGTTGATTGAATAATTGTTTTAATTCTATCTTGTGGATAAATAAAAATCCATGCCATTGTTCCACTCAGTCCTCCAAATATAAAACTTGAAATAATAGAAATATCTTTATTTTGTTTAGTATAAAAATGATTTTTTAAATATTCATATGTTGAAAAATAAATTGCAAAACCTGGAACTTCACGAGTAAATGTTACTGATAATCCCTTAAATAAAAAAGAAGGTGACATAATTTGTTTAAATGAAACAGATTGGTTTGTTTGTTTCATAATTTTAATTCTTTCATATGGTGATACTATTAATGATGCAGCTAATCCACTAATTGCCCCACTAATTGGTATGTTTAAAATATTATTATAATTGTTTTTACAATAATTATATGTTCCAAATACAATTGCTTTCTCAATACCTACACCAATTAATGGCGACGTTATACCTTTGTATAAATTTTTAATAGAATAATTTATCAAATAATTTGTTTGTATAGCAGTTTTAATAGAATCAACTGGATGAGATAAAATTATCCCAGTCATTCCTGATATACATCCTTTAAAATAATAATTATCAAATATCATCTGATAATTATTATTAAATATTCTTTATATGAGTGATGTGCACCTATATTATGTTTCTAAGATAGTTTCATCTTGTTTTTCTAAATCTTGAATCTCAGCATACATAATTATTTTTTTAGATTTATAATCGTATATTATTTCATTAACTTTATAATATCCAATAAATATAGTTGATGATAATGTTATTAAATTATTAATTAACATTAATAATGAATCAATCTCTATACTATAAGCTCCCCAGATAAAACATGCTGTTAATCTCATAAATAAAAAAATAGAACTAAAATCTCTAGTTGATTTAACTTGATATGTTTTAATAACTTGGGGGATATTTTGAAATAATGTTATAAAATTTCCAATTATAATAAATACATTCATTGGAATTCCAACATTCGGATCTAAAATTTTAAAGTGCATATTAAATATAATAAATCGTTATTATTTAATTAGTTTAATAATAATTATTATATTAATAATTATTAATTATGATAAAAAAAATAGTAGCAATGATTGTATTATTTATATTATTTTTAAGTATATCTCAAACTATATTATTAAGTTCTTATTTGTTTAATAAAAATGTAGAAGCATCTCTTATAGCAAAAGAAATAGTAGTGAATTTATATCCATACATATATACATATGGTTTTGATTCTAAAATATTATATGAAGGTGATTATAACAAGAGTGATAAAGTAGATATTGTTATTAGTAATCATATAAATGCATTTGATTTTTTTATTTATTTATCAATTCTTAGATTATATGACGATAGGCCTATTTATTATTTATTTAGAAAAAATTTAGTATTAATACCTGGAATGGGTTTTATATTAGGGAGTGGTTCAGATATTAAATTAAATAGAAACTTAGATGACGATGTTGATAATATAAATGATAAAATTAGTAAAATAAAAGAAGGTGTTATTATTATTATGCCAGAAGGAACTAGATATACACCTGAAAAATTTACAGAATCTCAAAAATATTGTAAGGATAATGGTTTAAGTGTTTTTAATAATGTATTATATCCAAAAATGAAAGGATTATATTTAATAAGTAGTATTTTAAAGAAAAATAATAAATTAGGAAAAATAATAGATTTTACAGTTCAAGTTGAGAATTTAAAAAATAAAAAAGCTTATGTTAATGTTTTATTTACTAAAAAATTTGGTAGAAGTTTTGGTATAGTAAATTCATATGATATACCAAATAATATATTAGATGATTATGATAAATATAAAAATTGGTTTATATCAACTATTTGGATAAAAAAAGATTTATTATTAGATAATATTCAAAATATAGAAAAACATAATTATACAGAATTAGTTCCACATATGAAAGACTATCAATATTTTATA